GTTGTACATTGACGAAGCGGCAATTATTCCAAATAATGTTGCGGAACAATTTTTTACGTCAGTTTATCCTACAATTTCTGCGGGTGTAACCACAAAGATTCTTCTTACATCTACTCCGCTTGGCTATAATCATTTCTGGAAATTCTGGAACGAAGCAGAACAAGGATTAAATGGTTTTGTAACCATGTTTATTCCATATAGCAAGATTCCTGGTAGAGACCAAAAATGGGCAGATGAACAGCGTGCCATGTTGGGCGAGCTTAAATTTAACCAAGAGGTTTTATGTAGATTCTTAGGATCATCCAATACACTTATCAATCCTGATACTATTGGTCAGATGTCAGTTAAACCATATGTTTACTCAAAAGATGGATTAGATGTATTTGTAGAACCTGAAGAAGACCATGTTTATATGTTAGTCGCAGATACTTCTAGGGGTGTCGGTGGAGATTACTCAGCGTTTACAGTTATGGACATAACCTCGTACCCATATTCTGTAGTAGCTAAATATAGAAACAATAAGATTAGTCCCCTTCTTTTTCCAAATATAATATATAAAGTAGCGAAAGATTATAATAAGGCCTATTGCTTGATAGAGATCAACGATAACGGGCAGCAAGTAGCAGATTCGCTCTATATGGATTTGGAATATGAGAACGTATTCTTTGTCGGAAGTAATAGTAAAAGCGGGCAGTATTTGTCCGGCGGGTTTAGTCAGGGTGCCACCTTAGGGGTAAGAACTACTAAACAAGTAAAACGCCTTGGTTGCACATCCTTTAAGAGTTTGGTTGAGGGACACAAATTACTAATTCACGACCCAGATATTATTAATGAGATATCCACATTTATTGAGGTTCGGGGAACCCATAAAGCAGATGAAGGATACTTTGACGATTTGGTTATGACCCTTGTCTTATTCTCATGGGCAACTAACGAGGCATTCTTTAAAGATCTTACCGACACTAATTTACGAAAAGCTCTATATGAGGAGCAATTCAAACAAATTGAAGAAAACCTCACTCCGTTTGGTATTATAGATGATGGAACCCCAGAAGAAGAAAAACCTCAAATTATGACAGATGCTATTTGGTTTAACGCTTATTCAAAATCTCCGCAAGAACTTCAGGAAGCTCAAAGAAAATTCCTGGAAAATGTCTAAAAGATGATAATTATAAATAAATAGAAATCATATTATAGAGAAGCATCTATAAAATTATCAAGGAGAAGAAGATGGCATTTCAGCTTTCACCAGGTGTTGCGGTAACAGAAGAAGATAGAACAACGATAATTCCTTCCGTTGCGACTACCGCAGGCGCACTGTCCGGCGCTTTTCAATGGGGGCCTGTAGAACAAGTAACTACTGTAGATTCAGAAATTAATTTAGTAAACCAATTTGGTAAACCAAATGATACTACAGCAGGATATTTTTTTACTGCAGCAAACTTTTTATCATATGGAAACAATTTAAAATTGGTTCGTGTAGTTAATGGGGGCACTGCGAGAAATGCGGTATCTAGTCCATCTGGTACAATCACTGCAATTACCTTGCAGGACACCCTTACATTTTTAAATAGTTCAAATTTATCAGTATCTATTCAAGCACCCCAAGATACGGATGGTGTTACTGCCGTAGCAAACGTAGTATTAAATACAACAGGTAACGTATTTAATATATTTGTTACTAGTACAGGGTTAGGATATAATACTGCTCCAACAGTATCATTTACAGGCGGTGGAGGTGGAGGAGTTGTAGCAACTGCTGTTTTAGGTGCAGGTGGTATTGGTAATATTTACGTTACAAATGCAGGTAATAACTACACTAATTCATCTAATATTGTAATACAAAATCAAGATTCAACTGCAGCAAGCGCAAATCTTGACGTACATTTTAAATTAAAAGATTTAGTAATTGCATCTGGAGGTACAAATTATGGTCCTCAAGCAAATATTGTATTCAGCGGAAATATTGTACCTGGAGGAATACATGCTACAGCAACTCTAACAGTTGCTGCAAACGTAATTACAGGATACTCAATAACAAGTAGCGGTAATGGATATTTGGCAATGCCTAATATTACAATTAATCGCAATGATGGAAATACAGGATCAGCTGCATCATTTACGGGCAACGTTGGTTACGGTTACATTAATAAAATTACTGTATTGAATCAAGGATTAGGTGGTTATTTTTATGTACCAAATGTAACAATTAATAGAAACAATGTTTTAGGTGGCGCAAATGCTGCAGGTCAAGCAAGAATTTTAGCCCCAGTTACATCTATTACGATTTCTGATTATGGTTACGGTTATACAAGTAGACCTAATGTAACTTTAACTCCATATGAAGTGGATGTTCCATTTATTACGGCAAATGCTGTAGCATTAGCTGCAGTTGAATTTGGTGTAAAACGTATTGGTATTGTAAATGCAGGGTCTGGTTATACCAGTTTACCTAATGTAGCATTACAAAATGATTCTCAATCGTTTGTTGCAACTGCAACCTTGTCATTAAATCCTCCAGTAATTAAAAATACAGATGATTATGAACATAATTATTCTACAGGCGGATTTACGATCGGGGAATTTGCTGCAAAATATCCAGGTGCGCTAGGAAACTCTATTAAAGTTTCTATGGCAGACCACGACGCATATACAAATTGGTATTACAAAAATCAATTTGATGGTCAACCTAATGTATCAGAATATGTTTCAACAAGAGGCGGTAGTAATGATGAATTACATATTATCGTAATTGATGCGACAGGTGAATGGTCGGGTGCAGCTGGTTCTGTATTAGAGAAATTCTCATATTTGTCTAAAGCATCAGATGCTAAAAATGCAGACGGATCTACAAATTACTATAAAGATGTAATAGCAAATCAATCGGAGTATATCTGGGCAATTGATGCACCACAGTCAGCAACAAACTGGGGAAATGCTGCTAAGAATACGACATTTAGTTTGTTATCAGCAAACGTAACAACTACATTATCTGGCGGTGTTTCTGGTGATAGTGTAACTACAGGTAATATCTTAACAGGTTATAATTTGTTCTCTAATGATGAATTATACGACGTAAGTTTAATTACTATGGGTCCAACAACATCTGTTGCCGCAGTAAATACCGTTATTGGCATTGCTGAGGGAAGAAGAGACGCAGTTGTATTTGCATCTCCTCCATATGCAGACATTGTTAATACTACAGGTCAAGAAGACAAGATAGTTACTTATAGAAATCAACTAACATCTTCATCATATGCAGTATTGGATTCAGGTTGGAAATATCAATATGATCGCTACAATGATAAATATAGATATATTGCATTAAATGGTGACGTGGCTGGTCTTGCAGCAAGAACAGATTATGTAGCAGATCCTTGGTTCTCTCCTGCAGGATATAACAGAGGTGTTATTAAAAATGTTGTTAAACTTGCATATTCACCATCAAAGGCAGATAGAGATACTTTATACAAGAGCGGAATAAATCCTGTAGTAACATTCCCAGGACAAGGAACATTGTTGTTCGGAGACAAAACTCTATTAGCAAGACCAAGTGCATTTGATCGTATTAATGTACGTAGATTGTTTATTGTTCTTGAAAAATCTATAGCGACTGCATCCAAATTTCAATTATTTGAATTCAATGATGCGTTTACTAGAGGTCAGTTTAAAAATATTGTAGAACCATTCTTGAGAGATGTTCAAGGCCGTCGCGGTATTACAGACTTCAAAGTTGTTTGTGATGAAACCAATAACACTGGTACAGTGATTGATCGCAACGAATTTGTTGCAGATATATTCATCAAACCTTCAAGAGCTATTAATTTCATCCAATTGAATTTTATAGCAACAAGAAGCGGAATTTCATTCGAAGAAGTCGGAGCCTAATAGGAGAAAATAAATGGCAATACCATTTAATGTAGAACGATTTAAATCTGAATTAACAAACGGCGGCGCTCGACCGAATCAATTTTCGGTTGAGATGTCCTTTCCAAATTATGTTGGTTCTCGAGCAAAAGCGCTTCAAAAATCACCCTTTTTAATTAGCGTCGCAGAATTGCCAGGGCAGACAATCGGTCTTGCTCCAGTATATTATCGTGGTAGATTAGTTAAATTAGCGGGAGATCGAGAATTCGCTCCATTCAACTGTACCGTAATAAATGATTCAGGATTTGTTATACGTACAGCACTCGAGCAATGGATGAATGGTATAGAAGATCTACAAAATAAAACAGGTAGATTAACACCATCCCAATACCAACAAGATATGTCTATTAAACAACTAGATAGAAATGGTGCGATATTAAAAGAATATAGACTAAAGGGTTTATTCCCAGTAGAAGTTGGTCCTGTTGCTTTGGATTTTGGTAGCAACGATCAATTATCAACATTTGGTGTATCATTCCAGTATCAATCATTTACATTTAGTAGCAATCCTGCAACACAGTTAGTTGATAACTTTCTTGGTTAATTTGAAAGAGATTTAAGATTATGGCAGTAAAACTATTTGGCTTTACTTTTGGAAAAGAAGAACCCTTAGATATACAGAGACAAGGTTGGGCCACACCTATTGTAGATGATGGCTCATCCACTGTACAAGCTGGAGGATATTTTGGTACTTATGTAGATTTAGATGCAACAACTAAATCTGAATATGAGCTCATTACTCGATATAGAGAATGTTCAATGTATTCAGATGCAAGTGCAGCTATTGATGAAATTTTAAC